CTGCTTTACCATCTCAACAAGGCCGGTATGCGTGAGGCTGCCGCGCTCATCCAGAGCATAAGGAGCTAACACCATGGCCATCACCGCAGGCGTCAACCACGAGTTCAAAAAAGAGGTGTTGTTGGGGCAACATAACTTCACCACCACGACCGGCAACGTGTTCAAGATCGCGTTGTACCCGACCGCCTCAACCCTGGTGCCGACCACTGCCGTTTATTCATCGACCGGCGAGTGCGCCAACGGCAGCGGCTATTCGACCGGCGGCAACACACTGGCCAACATCACGCCGGTCAACCACACCAATGAGGGCTGCGTGTCGTTCTCGACGACGACCTGGGCGACCAGCACGATCACCGCCGGCGGTGCGCAACTCTACAACAGCACCGACGGCAGCAAGAACGTCGCCGTGCTGAGCTTCAGCGGTGACAAGGTGTCGTCGGCTGGGGATTTTACAATTACCTTCCCGGCACAGACTGCGGGTAACGCGATTGTCCGCATCACCTGACCGATGTCGCTGGTCGATGCCATTGCCGCCGTTCGAAACCGCAAAGACCTTGATGAGGACGAGCGGCGGCGCGACATCTATCGGCTGAAGGTCAATGCCCTGCTCGATGTCATCGAGGTTGGCAAGACCTATGGCCGCGCCCGCATCGAGGCGGTGCGGATGACGCCGGACAATGCGCTGTGGATCGATGCGACCTTCCCCAGCGGCCGGCACCAGATCACCATCGTCAATCCGCCGGTCCTGCCCGCCAATCGGTCAGGCGATGAAAGAAAGGACTTGTTGCAAGCCCTCCGCGAAATGCTGGAGGGTTTTGACTGATGTCGATTTATACCCGCATCTATTCCGCGGCGTCCGACGCATCGGGAGAAATCAATGCGGGGACATCTTACGCGACTGCACGCCTGTCAACGGCAGCCACATCGACGACGTTTACGGCAACACCTATCGGGCAGAAATTTGTCTCACCAAATTACTATATGTGTCAGTACTTTGGTGTTTTCGATACCAGCACGGTTGCCGCCGGCGCAGGTGCAGCTACGTTATCGATCTCACAAGCGGGCTCCGGTGGCTCAATCGTTGGTGATACGCTTGAAGTGCGGCAGGCTTCGGCCAAGACCAACCTGATTGCTGGCGACCAGCTGGCAGCGCAAACACCGCTATTGGGAAGTCTACCCGTCTATGCCGCAGTAGGCGTCGAATCTCGTTACAATTTCTCTTTAGCCGACATTTCCGGGATGACGCGATCGACGGCGTGCATCTTGCTGGTGCATTCGCAAAAGCAGCGTTTGGGAACAGCGCCGACAGCCTCCGGCGAAGTTGCAAACAATATGCGGACGGCGGACGCGACTGGCACGACGAATGACCCGTATCTCGATATTGCCCCCAGCACAGCTTGGTCCCTCGTCGGTGTCGGCAGTCTCCCGACACCCGGCACCACGCTGACGCTGGTCGAGCCGGCTGGCGTTGCCGATGGCGATCTGCTGATCGCCTGTATTGCCTCACGCAGCACGGCAACGACGGCGCCGACCATAACCGGCTGGACGGCGGTCGGTAGCCAGAACACCAACAACACACTGAGCACCGGATCGGCAATCGCCTCCGGCGCGATGCTGTATCGGATACGGTCAGGCACGCCGACGCTGGCCGTTACGATCCCGTCCGGCATTTCCGTGGTGATGGGCCAGATTGTCGCCTATCGCGGCAATGCAACGACAATCCCGGCACCCTTGACGCCGGTATCGAATGCACGCGGGGCTAATACTGGCACGACCTATGCAACGATCAGAAATTCCACCAACGCAACGAGTGTGCCCATCGCCACGGCCCCAGCTATAGGCCAAGGCTTATTTAGTGGGACGTATAGCGCGGGGCAGTATTTTCTGACGTTCGATACAAGCGCCGTTTCGGCGTCGGAAACCGCTGCTCAACTGTCGATTAATGTCACTTCGGGCGGGGTTGGCGCTGACGTTTGGGAAGTGCGGGAGGTTTCGTCCACCGCCAATATGATCGCAGGTGACAGTCTGGCGGCCTTGCCGTTGCTCGGCTCGATAACGCTGCCGACGACAGCGGGGCGGTTTTGGATTCCGCTCAACATTTCATCAATGTCGCGGACGACGACGACCAGCCTGCTTCTGCACTCGCAGGAGCAACGCACGGCGACAGCCCCCGTCGGGACTGACGTTGGCGCCACGCTTTCCACGCTGGCTGCCACCGCAGACCTTCAGCCAGCCATGGTTTTTATCGATGGCGCTACATCCGTCACCATGGCAGCCGGAACGGCGGTCAGCGTTGCCGGCCTGACGACGACGCAGGACGACGACCTGATCGTCGCGATGGCGGCAGGCGGGCAGGAGGCGGCGTGGTCGGCGTTCAATGCGACATCACCCGCCGGGGCCAGTGGCGCAACGAATACGACTGCCGCGCCATCGCAGGGGTGGACGGAGCGCGCCGACAATGTCACCACGACCGGCGCCGATACATCGCTCGGCATCTTCGACGCGGTCAAGACGGCGGCGGGTGCAACCGGGAACCTGACCGTCACCGCCTCGGTCAGCGCCGGCCATGTGGTGATCGCCGGGGCTTTCAAGATCGCGACGGCGGCTGGTGGCGGCGTTACCGTCAATGCCGTTGGCGTCAGTGCGGGTAGCTCGGCCGGCACCGTCACCGTCGATACTGTCGCCAGCGCCTCGTTCGAGGCTGTCGGAGTTGCCGCAGGTAGCGCGGCCGGCACCGTCTCAGTCACCACACCCGTCAGCGTTTCCTTCGAGGCTATTGGGAGTGCCGCTGCGGGTGTGGCCGGCACAGCAACGGCAACCGGCAAGACAAACATCAGCGCCGCCGGCCAGTCAGCCGCCACGGCGGTTGGCACGGTCTCCATCGTCGGCAAGGCCAACGTCACTGCAACCGGCATCAGCGCCGGAACCGCTGTCGGCACTGTTTCTGTCGCCGGCAAGGCCAACGTTACCGCCACAGGGCAGCCGGCCACTGCTGTCGCAGGCGAAGTCTCCGTTACGGCTAAGACAAACATCAGCACGCTGGCCACTGGGCAGGCAGCCGTCAGCGTAGCCGGTACGGTCTCTGTCGTCGCCAAGGCCAATGTCTCCGTCGAGGCTGTCTCTGTCAGCGCGGGCGCCGCTGTCGGCACGGCTGGTGTCTCGTCCTCCGGCGCCGTCTCCGTCAGTGCCACCAGCGTGGCGGCTCCCGCTGTTGTTGGCGATGTCTCCATTGTCGGCAAGGCCAACGTCACGATCACGGGCGTAGCGGCCAGTGCCCTGGCTGGCGACCCATTGGTCAGCGGCAAGGCTGCTGTCATAGCCACGGGCGTCTCCGCAGCCGCGCAGACAGGCGTTGTCTCTGTCTCCACGACCCAGGTCGTCACCGTCACGCCGGCAGGCCAGACCACCACTGCCCTGACGGGCAGCACCTCCGTCGCAGTCGGCGGCGGCGTATCGATCACCCCCGCGAGCGTGGCTGCCGCCGCACTGGCCGACGCGGCGGCTGTCTCCGCCGTTCAGCATGTTGCCGTCGCGGCGACAGGACAAGAGGCGACTGCTCTGGCAGGCAGCGTGTCTGTCAGCGGCGGGGCCACTGTTGCCGTTAGCAGTGGGACCGGCACCATCGCGCCCCCCGTCTATCGCCCGCACACGCTGACCAGCTACGCGTCCCGCGCTGACACCGTCATGGACAAGCCGGCCACAACGGCGGAAAACGACATTCTCATTGCCGCGCTGGTCCGTGTTGCCTCCGCTCCGGGCGCTGCCGATGTCGTGCCACCCGCTGGCTTTACCAAGATCGGCACAACCACATCTGTCGCGGACCTCGGTGGCACCAACGGACGGCTGGAACTGTTCTGGAAGCGGGCCACGGCCAGCGAGCCGGCGACCTACACCTTTGGGCAGTGGGCCTCGGCCACCACGCAGGGCCTGATGGTGGCTTACTCGGGCTGTCCGGCCAGCGGCGACCCGATCGACGTCTTTTCCCAGAACAGTGCCAGCACCGGCAGCACCGCGACAGCCTTAAGCGTCACCACCACGCAGGCGCAGGACAACCTGCTGTGGCTGGGTCACAACTGGGACGCCTCGACCACGCTGACGCCGCCGTCCGGCATGACGGAGAAGGCCGACAGCCTGCTGTACTTCTCCGAGGAGACAATCACCGCCGCCGGAGCGACGGGCAACCGCACCCAGACGCAGGCGTCGAGCAATCCGTGGGCGGTCACCCTGCTGGCCCTGAAGGGGGCTTCTGGGACCGCCGCGGCTGCTACCGCCCTGACCGGCACGGCTAGCGTCACCACCAGGCAGACAGCCATCGTTAGCGCCACCGGCGTAACCGCCGCCGCTATTACCGGTGGTGTCTCCGTCGCGACCGGCGGCAGCATATCGCTCACCCCCACAAGCGTGACCGCTGCTGCGCTGACCGGCACGGTGGCCGTAACGGCCACGCAAGTGGTTGCCGTTGCGGCGGCAGGACAAGCTGTCACCGCCCTGGCGGGCAATGTGTTGGTCAGTGGCAGTGTCTCCGTGCTGCCTGCCGGGCAGGCGGTCGCCAGCGATGACGGTGTTGCAACCGTCACGACGACGTCGGCGGCTGTCGATGTCACCGTCGCGGCCATCGGCCAGGCCGTCCAGGCGGAAGTCGGTGCAGTGACTGTGACGACTGTCGCCTTGCGTGGTATGGATGTCTGGACCGGCACCGCATGGGTCAGCAAACCGGCCAAGGTCTGGACGGGCAGCGCCTGGGTGCCAAAACCGGTCAAGCTGTGGAACGGGGAGAGTTGGGTATGACCATCATCACAGGCGGCCCCGACAGCGGCCCTCCCATCCCGACCTATCTTTCCGATACCAACTACGGTGAATTGCTGATCGATGTCGGGGAATACAGCGGCCGCAACGACATTGCCGCCATTTTCCCGCTGCTGCTGCGCCTCGCCGAGGCCAAACTGAACAGAAACCTGCGCACCGCCTACCAGGAAACCACCACCGCCCTGCCGATGGTCAACGGTGTGGCCACCCTGCCCGCCGATTTCCTCGAGGCGCGCGCCTATACGGCGGACGGCGCCACCTTCAGCCGGTTTGTCATCAGCGGCAACACCATCACCGCAGCCACGCCATGGACCGGCGATATGACGCTGACCTATTACGCCAAGATCCCGCCGCTTAGCTTGATCAACCAGAGCAACTGGCTCCTGGACCTCGATTACAACGTCTATTTGTATGCGCTGGCGGTCGAGGTCGGCATCTGGTCGAAGAATGCGGACCTCGCCAAGGCGGCGGAGTCGATGCGCGACTCGGCCATTTCAACCGTCATGCTGAACGATGAAAACGCCCGCTGGGGCCGCGCCCGCGTCGTCAACAGGGATTTCACGCCATGAGCCTGCTGACCGCCACCAACGAAGTGGCCGACCTGGTGTCGCTGGACCGCTTTACCGCGGTCGCTGCTTCGGGCGGCGATGATGCCCGCACCATGCTGGCGATCGCCCAGGAGGCCGGCGAGGAGGTCGCCCACAGGGTCGATTGGAACCGGTTGCTCAAGCAGGCGACAATCACCGGACTGCCATACACGCTGCCGGAAGACTATCACCGGCCGGTGGCCGGATCGACGATCATCACGGCGCTCGGCGTCTTTGTGCGGCCCGTCACCAACAGCGGCGAGTGGGCGGTGATGCGGTATATCGGCTCCGACCACCCCTATTTTTACCGCTCCGGGGGAACCATCGACATCGTGCCGGAGGCGGCGGCAGCAGGAGCCACTCTCAACTATGTTTCCGCGCACTTCGTCGCCAAGGCGAACGGCGCCGACTTCCGGGCCGTTTTCACCAGCGACGACGATACCACGGTGTTCAACGAAGACCTGCTGGTCCGCAACATGATCTGGCGCTGGAAACGCCAGAAGGGGCTCGACTACACCGACGACCTGGCCGAGTTTGAGGCCATGCTGAAAGCCGAAATCAACGCCGACCGGGGGATTGGCTGATGGACATGCCAGTCCGCCAATGGCGCGGCCAGGCGAGCAATCGCGGCAAGATCGCGCCGGTGCAGCAGACGTCGCAGCCGCTGGTCTATCCGGCCCCGGCCAATGGCCTGGTGACGGCGATCGGCCTGACCGATGCGACCGAGGGTGCGGCCTCGATGGCCAGCAACTGGATCCCGACGCTGAAGGGCCTGCGCATTCGCGGCGGTTCGGAAAAGCGGGGCCTGTTGTCGCTGCCGCTGCCGATCGCCTCGATGTTTGCCTATAATTTCGGTCCAATCGAGAAGATGTTCGCGGCCAACGCCAACTGCATTTACGATGTCTCCAGCCCGCCGGCCCCGCCCGACGAGGTGCCGTTTGATGTCGATGGCCTGACCAGCGGCGAGTGGATGACCTTCCAGCACACCACGACCGCCGGCTCGTTCCTGTGCTGCTTTAACGGCACCGACCCGCGCATGATCTATGACGGCACGTCGTGGGGCACGACGCCGGCCATTACCTTTTCCGATGCCACGACCAGCGCCGACATCGGCGCGGCGTTCCTGTTCAAGCAGCGGCAGTTCCTGATCAAGTCGGGCACGTTCGATGCCTATTATCTCGGCGTCAATTCGATTGGCGGCGCGGCGGCGGTGTTTCCGCTCGGCGGCGTGATGAAACAGGGCGGCGGGCTCTTGACCGGCTTTACCTGGTCGCCGGAGTCGGGCGACGGCCTCAACATGCTGTGCTGCTTCGTCTCGACGGAGGGCGAAATCGCCGTCTACAAGGGCGATGATCCGTCCGTTGCCGCCTCATGGGGCCTACAGGGCGTCTATTCGATCGGCAAGCCGCTCGGCAAGAACGCCTTCATCCGGGCCGGCGGCGACATCTTCATCTGCACCGCAACCGGCCTTATTCCGCTCAGCCAGGTGTTTCAGCGCGATCGCGACACGGTGTCGCTCAGTGCCCTGTCGCGGCCGATCGATGACATCTGGCGGCGGGTTGCCGAGACGGTGTCTTATGGCTGGTCGCTCACCGCCTGGCCAGAAAAGAGCCTGGTTTTCGTCAGTTTCCCGTTCACCTCCGCCGAGCCGGATACGACTTTCGTGCTCAACGTGAAGACCAACAAGTGGTCGATCATCACCGGCTGGCAGGCGATGGCCTACTGCGCCTTTCAGGGACAACTGTATTTCGGCGATGCCGCGAACGGTGGTAGCGACAGTGGCGGCATCTGGCACGCCGACGCAACGGGCAGCGACAACGGGCGGCCGTTCAAGGCGGTCTATCTCAGCCACTTCATGCCGGCCGGCGGCTTTGGGCGGCGGTCGCGGGCGACGCTGGCGCACATGTATTTCGAGGGCAAGGTCAAGCCGGTCGTCTATCTGTTCGCCCGGGCCGATGGCGACGTCACCGAGCCGTCCGGCCTGGCGGTCACGCAGGCGGAGCCGGCGCTTTCGGCGTGGGACATCGGCCAATGGGACAGGGCGCTGTGGGACGCCGGCACCCCGAAGACCAAGATCGAGCGCCGGCAGAACGTGCGGGCGACCGGGGGCACACTGGTCTTGGGCTGCGTGGTGACGTCCGGCGGCTCCTCGCCGCTCGACCTG